CAGGAAGGCATCTTATTACCCGAGCCGTCTGATGTACCTGTGGAGATGGATGAAGGAATCGTAAGTTGGGAACAGCGATTAACTAAAGAAGTGACCAACGTAAAAACAAATATTGATTACATGAATTCTGTTAAAGGTTTGTCATATATGGATATGCCACCAAAGAATTTACAATCACCACAACTATTACCGATGTTACAAAAACTATTGAATATCCCAACTAGTTTTATTAGGTTACAGAATTTCTCTCTTCAAAATAAAGACGGTTCTTTCACATGACAGTTGAATTTGGTGACGTGGTTGAAACACGGTATGTAACATCAGAAGAACAGTTAAGCCGCAGCCAATTTGGTTTTAGTCCTGTATCCTTCAGCGGTAACCCCATTGTGTACACCCCAGGGGACGTTGTACACCTTCCTTACGCCTCAGGCGAACTATCTACCATGCAGGCCGTTGGACTTGCCTGGGGGGCCTTCGCAAGCGGTGTGGGGCCTAGTACTTAGGTAAACAAAAGCAGCCGCCAACTTAATGACGACTGCTGGTGGTTACATTAAAAAGAGTGAGTTAAACAGTGGCTAGCGTTGCTTGCTCCAGCTTGGCCAACGTCTTGCGTACCTTTGCTACATTCCAGCGATAAGAGTCACGCGAAAACGTGTCATTAAACGCTGCGTAGTGTGGCCCCAGGTGCAAGATTCCTTTGTCTCGCATTTGAAATAGTGTTTTTTTGTCGAGCTGGAGAAGCTCGCATGCTTTGTTGGCTGTGACCCAACCTGACTTGGTGCCCATGGAATTGTGTGGCATGTTCAACAGCACCTTACACGCTCGTTACCCCCTGTCAAGCGGTTTAACCAAACCTTTAGCTTTGCTTCTGACTAGGTGCTCTTAAAATAAAGCAACGGCATCAAAGAGTATGTTTGCGAGTGAGCATGAGCCCCTTGCCCTTCTCGTTGAATTAACTCCAAAATCAGCAAAGAAAAGATTTAGAGATGAAATATATAAAGCCTGGGATTACAAATGCGGTTACTGTGGTGATCCTGCTACAAGCCTAGATCACATCGTACCAAGATTTAAGAGCGGTTCTAGTAACCGGCATAATCTTTTACCTGCCTGCAGACGCTGCAACAGCAACAAGGCATCAACGCCAGTGCAGGTTTGGTTTGAAGGGCAGGAATACTTTACGCAAGCTAAGATGGATAGGATACAAACTTGGATGCTACGGGAGGCAATAGACTTGTTTGCATACCAAGTGGAACACTTAAGTCTGGCAGTTTGATATGGCTATTTCATATGATTCGACTTCTAAGAAATGGAATATCAATTACGAGAAGACAGATTACCCGATGCTTTCGCCTGATAACAAAGAAACTTCAACAATTTATGTAATCTCGGAAACGGGGCAAGCAAGTTTAAGCCCTCTTTATTCGGAAGAGTATTTAGTTAACGAAATTACCATTGATGGCAATGCAACACAAGAAAGTATCCAAAGGGATACCGGTATACGAGTTGAGCCTTACATTTGGAATAGCGACATAGCGCCTACGGTTGCTACGTTAAATCGAAATAGACAATTAAATCAATTATATGAACAAGAAAACACAAGAAGAGAAGAGTTAAACGCGTCGAACACCATCAAAAATGATGCTTACAAAAAAACAGTAGCTATCGCAAGCAATACAGCAGGGGGTGATTATGTTGGTCAGCGAGATGCTATAAGAAAAATTAAAGGACTCGATGACCGAACTAAAAAAACACTTGAAGATTATTACAAGGCTTTTTACTTAAAGGAAAAAATCGAACCGAATCGTTGGTACTTAGCTCCCGATGATCTAGAAAAGGAAGAAAATAAAACTCCATACGGTACCTTTGATTATTCTTATTACAAAACTCAAAGTCCAGCGGCTGCTGAGCAATGGGCTTCTGCTGTTGCTAATGATGATATTGACATCACTGAACGATATGGTGGTGAAGTTGGTTACTATCAAAACCATTACATTACAGTAGGAAAACGACTTAATCTTCGTGGTAATAAAGCAGAGGATACTAAAGCGGCAAACGAATTTATACAAAAAAAATTAACTGACAAGGATATAGCGGATGCAAGAGATATACAGTTAGGCTTAGAGCTTGGTAAGGATACTCAAACCGAGCGCCTCTTAAAAATACCAGCCATCGCAGCTGAGTGGGAAAAGGCTAAAAACGGAGACCCCTATTGGAAAGAACAAGCAAAAGAAAAATTTTTAGATGTTAAGGAAGACGATGAATTTGTTGCGTTATTTCGTTTATCTAATCGACCAGAAGATCAGATTGTTCGTTTAAATAATGGCGTCAATCGTGATTATGGTATTACTGAATTAGAAGATGCGATAGGAGAAGCAGCAGGCGAGAAAGCAACTGTGGATGTAAAACGTTTTGGTGCTTTAACGCAAGATGTGCTTAAACAAACTATTGCTGAGATGAAAAAAGCTAAAGCACGTGAGCAAAACATGTCTATGTTTAAAGGCTTTGGTGCATTTAGTGAAATTACGAATATCAATAAAGAACTTAGTAACTCTATCTTGGGGGACAGTGGTGTTGGTGGAATACTTTCTTTTGCGGGAGGAAACAAGACTCAAGAATCCTTGGAGAAATCATTAACAGGAATAACTGGTGTTAATACAAACAACACTGTTTATAACTGGCAAAAATGGTTTGATGAAACATTAAAAACTAAATACGATGAAAATCTTGACCTAGGTTATACAACAGATGAGGCCAAGGAACAAGTAAAGATAGATGCAGGTTTTGCTAAAGAGTTTGTAGATAAATATTTAACTCCACGCTTTAATCAATCAAAATCTATGGATGAGTTTGTTGAATATCTTGATGTGCGTCAATCTGAACAAAACCCATTTCAAACACAAAATATACTTGACGCGGTCAAATTAACTGCAAATACACGTGCTGACAAGTACTTGGATGACATTAAACAAGCAGATCGAAACGACAGCACGTTCAATTCTGATTTTTATTTCAACCCCATAGGAAATAAAGGCCGAGAAGAGGCTTATGCAGATCAGGCTGCAACCGTTGCTGCTGACTGGGAAGCAGCAAAGAATGGCGATACATACTGGAAAACACAAGCATATAGATTTGGCGTAGATGTTAATAATAAAGAACAGTTTGCAAAAATGCACTTTGAAATAAAAGGGCAACATAAAAACTACGACCCAGCGGAGGATATTTTAAATGCAGGCAAAGTTAGTGATTATATAACCACGCAAATTCTTCCCGCACTAAAAGAATCGGCCTTGAGATCTGGCTCCGTGTTTGGTCAATTTATAACACCAGACGAATTTGCAGACTCAATGCTAGAAGGCTTGGATCCAAATGACAAAAAAACTTGGGATGAAGTACTGAAGCGTTATGGCATGGATGATTTTAAAGGAGATATCACCGACTTAAAAGAATACGTAAAAGAAACGTTACGCACAGGTTCAGCACAAGAGATTCGTGAGAATATTAAATACTTAAACGAAAAACGCCAGAAGCCTACGCAAGAGAAGCTTGGTGTTACTTACATTGAAAGACCTGAAGACTACAAAGATCAGGATATAAAAGGCGAAACTGAGTTGTATAAGACATTTCAATCCGCTGGGTTCAAAGGAACCGAAGATGAGTTTTACAATGATTTCTTCCCTGACATGGACCGAGGTGAACAGGTGTTACTTACTAAATCAGGAAAAAATGAAGCATTAAAAACAACAGGACTTGACTTTAGCGATCCATTTGCATCTCTTGGTACTATCGAAGGTTTCTTTGATGTAGACGAACCAAAGGTAACAACAGATAAACGAGAGCCTAAAGCGAATAGTTACTTTAGAATTGCAATGGGCGAAGATGAGGAGGAACCCTTAACTAAGTCCAAGTCTGGTTCATCCATATTGGGTGAGTTCACTTCCATGTTCAAGGGTCTCTGATGGCAGACAAACGAAAGCAAGCTGCTACCGCTGCTAAGCGTTATCAGAAAAGTGAGATGGCTTGCAATAAACCACAACGCGCTCCTAAAGGAGACAAGCACAAGTATGTGGTGAAAGCTTGTCAAGACGGTAAAGAAGGAATTGTCCGTTTTGGTGCCAGGGGATACGAAGATTACCTCCAACACAAAGACGAAAAACGCCGTGATAATTTTAAATCACGTCACAATTGTTCCGACAAGAAAGACAAACTGACGCCCGGTTGGTGGGCCTGTAACTTCAGCTGGTGACTTAAATGAACAAAGTAAAATCGCTCACTCAGAAAAAAGAAGGTCGGCCCAAGGGTACCAAGCAAGGCCAGGGCATGCATTCAAAACCCAACCACGGAAGAAAAAAATTTCGTGGGCAAGGTAAGGGCTAACACCTTTACGTAATATATGTTTATTATGGGATGTAACAGGGTTACATCTTATGTCTTCTTTTGCGCGGGCATCTAGCATAATCAAGAAGTACGAAGGATATAGTGAGGTCGCTTACCCAGATAGAAGTACAGGTGGGGCGCCCTACACGTTTGGTTATGGATCTCAATACTACCCAGACGGCACAGCAGTAAAGAAAGGTCAGTGTTGCTCCCAGCAGAAGGCACTGGAGTATCTAGTTCATGACATGGAGATCATCGAAGAAGATATCAAACGCTTGAATCTTGGTATAGATTCCTCGATGAAAGAAGCATTAATCTCCTTTATTCACTCAGTTGGGTGGGATGCTTTTCTATACAGCAACTTGATTGATCAGATTGAGTGTGAAAATTGGGCCGAAGCAACAGCAGAGATCTCTCGTTGGATCTTTGATGATTACGACCGTGCCATTGGTGGTCTCATTAACCGTCGCCGAGAAGAGTCCTTTCTTTTCTTGGACGAAATCAAAGGCGCTAATCTTGTTTCAGGAGATGTTTTGCTTAAAGCTTTTCGCGATTATGCTGCTTCACCACGTCACATCAAAGCCATTAGGCGACTGGAGGCTCAGTTAAATCCGTATATCCTGGCTGGTTTTGCCAATGACTTCATCCTGGATGAATACCACATTGATTACCTAGAGAGTGATAGGCTACCTAGTGTCATTGATAACTGGACCTAGAATACTCCTAGGTGACTCGCATGCAAATGGAAGAAACAGTCCATCCAAGAGAGCTAGAGCTTCCACTGCAACTGCAGTTTGCTATGCGCAAAGCAGAGCTAGAAGCTCAGGAGATGACATGGGATCAACTGTATGCCGCACTCCTGAACCTGTATCACCGACGAATGATTGAGTGGGCAGCCGTCAAAGATATCCTGGCTGATGAGAATATTGAACTTGAATGGGACATGCCAACTCAGCTTGAGTTAACTGAGCTGGCCTTGATGTGCTCCGACGAGTTTGACGATGATGAAGACGAAGACGACGATAATGACGAATTAAGAAAGGAACTAAGCCCTTTCTAGTCAAGTTTGTCAATTAACCTAGTGAGGTACCAGAGAGCTTTTTGAGCATCCTGCTTAGGGTTCTTTTTGTCCCAGAGTCTGTCCATATACTTCAACACCTGCCATTGGAGCCCACCAAGAACAGGATTAGGTGCAAACTGAACCGCATCCTCGATCTTATCGATAGTTTCAAGTTTTTTATTTGGGTTGGAATAGTGTGGTGGGTGATTCACCATGTCAACTTTTGGTTGAGGCATGGGGCAGAACCCATCCTTACACTCACCTTCTACCGGATTAAACCACGGCGTTTCTTCGACATCTCGATCTGATTCTTGTCCGGTACCCCTAGTGCCATCAAGATTCCCTGTGGCTTGGGCGATGCTCCCATCATCAGCCCCTGTTCTGCACTCGGTATTAAACCCGTTAGTCCGCATCGTTCGCCTCCTTCAAGCTGTAGGTTAGTACGCTCTCGACCCTCTTGGGTGAGAACTAAACCACGATTATACATGTCTTGGAGTGGCACGTCATTCATTTCGTTGTCCAGCTCACCATCAAAGTCGAGCGGGCTTAGACAACGCTTCTTAACTTCATCATTACTGCCGATGAA